AGGTATTAAGTCAAAATATACTTGGGGTAGTATCGGTAAATCTTCTGCAAGAGCCTTGGGTACTACTGCAACCGGAGATATGTCTGGGTTAGCCGCTTATACATCAACAGCATCTGCAACAGCAGCAGCGCAGGCTAAAGCTACGCAAAATGTGGAGCGAATGCTCGGTGATATGGAAAAATATGTCAATGAGGAAAAGGCATATGAAGAATATCTCCGTGATGCTAAGAAGTATGGTCTGTCTGACGTTGAAAAGGCTATGGAAGAAGCCGGATACTCTATGAGTCAGGTTGAAGCTCAGTATAAGGATATGCAAGCTCAGAATAGTATCAATGAGCAAATCAAACGGCAGGGTAAGGAAGTTGAGTTCTGGGAAACAAATACATCTTTGTTGTCAAATATATCATCTACACTTTCAGACTTCTTGTCTAAGTGGGAGGATTACTTTATCAATCACTCTGTATACAATAGCGCATATACAAGGGAATCTGTAGATAAGATATTACAGACAGAGCGTGAGCAGTCAGAATCTGCTATATATGCACTTGCGGATGCGCTTACAGAAAATGATGTGAAACTTCTGTTAGATCCTACGGTTCAGACAAATGCGTTGCTTGCACAAATCCTTAAGGTCGCAAATGCAATACTGAATCAGCAAGGATCAGCCGGAGGAGCAGGAGTGACATTGCCGGATACTTTAGCAGGTCTGTCATTGGGTATGTTCGGCTAATATATAATATGTATGGAGGTAAAAGCCTATGGATTTTCTGTACTTCAAAACTACGTATACTAACATCTGGCCTATGTCTAACTCAAAGAATGGTGGTCAGCTGTTGTCGGAGTTCAATATAACAAGTAAAGAGAGTGTTTCAACCGCTCCCTCTGTGGAATACAAGATAGGACCATCGTATGTACATTCTAACTCAGACTTTGCAGTTACGGTAATGTTAGATAGTTCAACATACTTTCCTTCTGATGTGGTGTATACTGCTTCTGCTCTGCAAATATCCAAGGGTAGGGCGGTAGTCAATGGCTATTTTGTGGAATCTCTGATACCAATAGTTATTGATTTGGCTAAGATCAATAGGGATATTGTTGACTCAGGTGAAGGAGAACCTTTGGTTGGTGAGCTTGCAATCGGTTTACGAACATTCTTTTCAGATGGTGATCCTACCTATGGTACACTTCTTGTCGAGCTTGAAGATGGCAGATATGGTGGTGTAGCTGTTGTTATATTGCCAAAGGATGAATTCATCACTCCAACTACAGTCATAGGTGATGTAGACTACGGTAAATCCGTGAATCGAAGTGGTGTTACCGCAGACCTGTTGCTTGCTACATTTAATTACTCCAACGGTAATATCTCAAATATTCAGGCTAATCCTAATGTTCAGCAGTATATTCCAGCTGAACGTATCAGCAATATAACTGATGTTATGGCTGATGTGTACGTCAGAAAGACCGGATTACAGCCTAAACGCTTGTATACGTTCTCCGGTAAGGGTGTAGATCCATCTACCGGATTGGATACTTGGTGCGATTCCACAGATTCCCTTATGGTGTGGGATGTTGCTACTCCGGAGTTTGTATCTGAGATTGATCCATCAGAGAAACAAGCAAAGTTTGAACAGACGGTGTATGGAGTCAACTTGTTCATTCCTCATAAACAAGTTGATGGTATGGTCGATGGTTCGGGCAATCCTCAATATTTTGCACCTGTAAGACTGCCTATTCCGGTAGCAGATTATAACAGCGGAACTCCCGGCATTGTCAATGCAGCGTATACGGAGCAGGTGAAGAGCGTTGTATCTATGATTCACGAAATCTACACTATGCCCTATGGTAAGCAGAAAGCATACATTGAAGAGTTGGAAAGTCGAGATGACCTGCCGCCTATTTATCAGTCGAATAATATAGTTACGGAGTTTAATCATTGGCAACCCGGTGATTATGTGCTTGTAGCTAAAGATAGGACAATTACAAGTGAATTGAATGATTCGCTTGACCTTACTCCTCCATCATCTATTTATGTTATCCTTCCACCCAGAGTGCAGGCTGTAGAGTATAGTAATACTCAACCGCTGGATGGTGTTCAGTTAGCTATAAAAGAGATTGATGCTATAACTGATAATTACCCAAATCTTAATCCGGAAGAACCTACAACTGAGGAACTTGAGACTTGGTGGGGACCGTTAGCACAGTACCTTGGTCAGAAGGATGATTACTTCACGTTGGTATATACCACATATCCCGGTGATGTTAAGACAATCAATACTTATTATTATAAGGTAGCCAATACATACCACGATAAGGTATGGTCAGAGCCTATCCAGCTCACAGGTCAGTTACCATTTGCGACTGCTGAAATGATAGGTGGTTTCCTTAATGTAAGTACAGCTGATATAGATTCCGGATATGTATACCTTGATGAAAACGGACATTTGAGGTTGCTTGACTATAGTTTGCTTAGAAGTGGAACTCTCGCATATCAGTTAGGTGAGAACTTTACCGTACCTTCCGGTCTGACCTATGCAGAAATACAAGCTACTTTGGATGAGTATGTTAATGAACGTGTTGCATTTCCTAATGCCAATCAGATAGTCAAGTGCGAAGCCGATGGCACTAATCCATCTCTTATCTATGTGTACATCAATTTGCCTGAGAACACAAGTGATAGTTCAGAGGTAATTGAAATTAAAAACATTGACAGTAGATTCGGTTCAGCTGTAAATGTTGTATTGTCCGGTGTTGCAACAGATAATGTGAAGGTAATCTTCCGGAACTGTCAGAAACTGATGGTGACTTATAATTTCACGAATAGTACCAATGGTCCCAAATTGGGTATGGATAATTGTGAACTTTTTTATGATGCTGGGATTATGTCAAGGGTGGTTGAATTTGATGAGTTATCTTTGTGGCATAAGTGGTATACTCAACTAACCCACACAAACCCCAATATCGTAGTGAGCGGCTTAACTGTAAGTAGAGCATTACCTGAGTATAATAGCCTTTCAGTTGAACCTATTGACTACTGGACAGATAACAGCCCAAATGATAATCATATGCAGGTTAAGCTCAGATCACTGACCTTTGACACTAAAGGTAACATTGTTGGTTGTGGAGTATTAGTTCGTAATGATTCATCGGATAACATTCAGCTTGGAAGAAATATGATATATGACAACTTTACTTTGCCTTTGAATGATATTCCGATCCCGGTCAATAGACTGAAACAGCCGATGTATATTTCGGGTCAATATCTCACGGGTTATACATCACAGTCACCAATCGGATATATCGTGCAGGATACAAAGTTCACTATTAAGACTCAGCCGTATGATGATAGTGGTGCTCCTGTTGAAACTAACAAAGGTGAACTGGTTGCTATGGTTGATTCCTACAACTACGCATCCGCTAATCCTGTTGAGATAGATGCTTGGGATCCGAGTACGTATCATCTTTTCAATGGCAGCGTAAACGGTTGAGGTGAGTAACAATGTTCATACACGATCTGATTAAGATTAAGTTGGTTGATGAGGGATATTTACCAAATATCCCATATCACCTTATATCCGATGCGGAGATGTGCAATGCATTCATTGATGACAGTCAGGGGGTACTACGTGGATATTTCATTGACAACTATCCGGCTTATACATCGGATAATATAAATGCTGTATACGCATATCAGAACCTGATACTCAGTATATACTGCTATTTGCAGTTGTATTTGCAGTATCACAAGGATAACATTGAGTATAAGATTCCAGATTGGGTATACTCATATATGCTTGGTGCGGTAATTAGTGTGAACAGCGATAAGCGAGATATTCACGATTTGATTCTGCCTTTGGGTGTGGATAATATACCTGATGACTTTGATGATGCCTGTATGGAAGCTTGTTTCAGCGAGAACTTTAAGCGGATAAAGATTCTGAATGAGTGCGAATCCGTTGAGCTCCCTGCTTATACATCTGTTATTGAAGAGAAATTACGTACTGTATATATCCTTGGTACAGACGATAGACCCAAATCTTTGTATAGCATTTATAATAGTGAGTATACAATAGTAGGTGATATGTATTCACCTATTGTAAAAGATGCAAACAATATTCTGAGTCATCCACCAGCAACATTCGGTGAACCCCTCACAATCAAGAGCATAAGACTTCAACAGGTAGGTGGTTAATATATGCAGATATTGAAAGTCAATAATGATATAAAACTACCGGATCTCCGTAAGAGGATGGGACCATATACCCTTGATGAAACTCTTGCACTCAATCAAATTCCCTATACTAATGATATAGGAGCGGCAATGCAAGGTATGTATGAGTATGCTTGCAGTCGAACCAATAATGTGCCTAATTCTGAGAAGATTTCCATTCTTAACAGTGTATCATCCGAGGCTGATGTGTTTGAGTCAGTAGCACTTATGGATGAGAATAGTTGGAAATATATGTCTGAATATGGTACGCTCCCAAGCAGCATACGTATACCGGATTTTGTGGAGATACCCAACGGTTCTGATATATTGGGTGGCTCTCACGTATCTATAAGTAATAACGTATACAATGAAGCTATACAGTTCCTTAAGAACGGAGAACCGATTGATCCGGTAATATTCAACACATATAGTTCCATACGGTCTTTGCCGACTCAAGAACCTGTAGGAGTTACGCAAAGCGTGTCTCAATGGTTTAATATCCCGTGGGGTAAGATAAGCCTATACTCATCATTGTCAGATACTATAATGGATTTTCCTGTATATCCCGAAGATTATGATGATGGTGTAATTGCTACATATGATACAATGCCTGATATGCTGTATCAATATGAGCCGTGGTTGCTTTACAAGGGCTCCGGACCGAGAACACCAAATCTAACATTTAAGATGCATAGGGATATGTGGACCGGAGATCATAGAGATGGTAAATGTAATGAGTTGGTACGTTTCTGTCAAGCTCAGTGTTATCCACAGTATGCAGGGGCAGCAGTCAATACAGCCATATCAACGTTGTACATAAATGGACATCCATATATCAGCGGTGTGATAACGGAAGAAAAGCACACATATTCAGGTCCTATCGGCTTAGATGGCTTTCCTTTAGTATGTGAATTAACCCTGACATTTACCGAAGTAGCTAAGATGCCTCTGACATATGATACAGTTCGTAGGAAAGGACTGATAGAATGAGCTACATTAAACCTATTTACTATGATACTCTTATACCATACAGCACAGTTGATTATGGTGGCATAGATTATACTGTATGCCGGGATTTCAAACATATAAGCAGATACAAGGGGCTCAGACAGATAATTCATTATCCGCAGGATACGGATAAGCGGTTTATCGCTTTGGAAACCCCTAATGCTCTAAAATCAAAAGCCAGCTATAGTTGGTATGAAGTGCTGCCTACAGAGCAGAATCGGTTGGATCTGATAGCAAAGAAGTTCTATGGTTCAGCTCAGTATAGTTGGGTTATTAGCTATATGAATCACATTGAAGATGGTTTCAGTGTGTATTCCGGTCAGAGGATTATGATTCTTGATAACTTTATGGATCTGTTCAGCGGTGGTGAGATACTTGCAAGCATTCCTGCTATGATACTGAATCTTGGTTCAGAATGAAGGGTTGGTTTTTGCAGGTTTGTGTGGTATAAATATACAATGGAGCATAGTGTACAAAAACTATGCTCCATTTTTGTTGTTTTTGCCTATTGAATAATTGGTTACGGTAGTATATAATTAGATTATAGAAAACCAATCTCAATCGTTATAGTATAATAAGGAGGAGTCATAATGTATAATGAGATTATCAACTGCTTTGTTATCAATCAGGAAGTAACATTCATCACAAAGAAGTCACGTAAGGAATTCAAAGTTTATGTATCTGACGTACAGGATAATGGCAGAATCTTTGTCGGCTGGTATATAAACCGTTTCGGTAAGTTAGACCTTAAGCGATTTGATATGACACAGTATGATTTCTGTCTATGAGGGGAGGTATGGATGTATGTTGTATATTATATGTGGTGCGCTTATAACGGTGCTTTGCTTCATCGGTGTCTTTTCTAAGGTTGAGAAGATTAAACAGTATCTGTTCATAGGGATTCTCATAATTCTGTTAATTCCTATGGGTGCTTATACAATCAGCCACTTCAAGGATAGTGGTGATGAGGTTAAATACTTCAAGTGTGACAGATGCGGTGAGATCTGCACCGCTACTAAGGATGAGTACCAATATGATGCTAAGTACAAGTCCTATTATCTTATGCACGATTGTCCAAGATATGTTCCGGATATTAAGATGTCTGAGATTGATAAGAAAGATGCTTTAGAGGAGCTTAGATTAAAGGGTAACTCAGCAACTAAGTAATAAAGGGGGAACAGCAATGCGTTCATATACTCTTACTGATTTTAAGCCAAAGGCTAAAGTTGTAATGGCTGACTGTGGTTGTAGGAATTGGGATTACAGAGTGCTACGTGATGCCTATGTGCTCAAGGTAGGTAGCAAGGTAATCACTGTTGCATATTCACCTAATGCTGTATCCGGGTATAAGTTCATATTAAACCCAAACAACGGCTATGGCTTAACACTGTCTGGTCGTGGCTACAATATGGTATTCCTTACGGAGCAGGATTACGATGATTACTGTGGGTATCTTGATTTACAAGTGTACTTACGGAGAAAACTTTCGGATAGTTTCAATAGTTTGAACTATGATCAGCTTATTAGCATTAAGAATATCATTGATAAGGAGGATAACAATGAATAAACAGACCTACGTAGAGTTATGTAAAGAAGCCTATGATTCATTAGTGTATATAGGAGAACGCATACAGGCTAATGGTATTACACTTCCTATCGCTCAGGAGACTCAGTATGCCGCAGGTATCGCAACACTATATAATGCGATGGATAATGCAGCTGTAGTTATCGGAGATAACATTGATTATATCAAAAGCCGGGAGAATCTTCTTGTATCTTTGATGCTGATAGGGGAAACACTCAGAGATGTGGATGATCCAAATATCCCTAATACATTCAATACCCTATGTTTAGAACTGATTCAGCGTATTAGGGATAAGAATTATGACTGATACTTGACAGCTGCAGCATTACTGATGTATAATGTGTTATGGAGAAGGTGATGTAAATGAAACGCTATATCAAGAAAGAGATTCCCAACTCTAAAGATTGGGATACAAATACGGATAATCCTATAATAAATGGTTTTCGAGAAGTAATGGCATATAACAATCGGTTTGTTGATGATCCGTATGTAGGCATCTTTTGGTATGATCCGGAAACGGATGATTTATTTGGTGTATACTCATCTTTGGCTGATGATATGAAGTTCTATGAATCCACAATGTTTGGTGGTATGGCACGTACTTGTAGACCATTGCACTATAGTATATGGCAAAAAGAATGTAATCGAGGTAGGGATAAACGTTTTCAGACAATGGATTATACTAAGTATCCAAGAGGACGTGTCTTTGAGGTCCAAGGTAAGGGATTTGTAGTTTGCGTAGGTAGTTGGATAAAGGATTATCCCTCAGTAAAAGAGCTTGTTCTTGAAGAGTTTCAACTTCCAGATAACACTGAGTTTCTTATAGATTCCCATTGGGAGTTAGGACACGGTTGGTCAGATAAGGACTTATAATTGGGTAACTAACCTTATATAAAGAGTGATAGCTGTTGGTAGCTGTCACTCTTTTTATTTTCACTGAAAGCCGAGGTGATCCGGATATTATGAAAAAACAGCCATTTCTAAATTTTTCATTGGCAGGTGTTAATCTTACAGAGTTCGGCTTAGAGATACCCAGTCCGGTTTGTTCTCTTGAGTTAGGCAACAGTGAAATATCTACAATGACATCTTGGACACTGAATGTGATCATAGGCAGTTCCGATACAAAGAAAGCCAATTCAGCCGCATTTGAAGCATTATTGTATAGTGCGGCACAATCAGCTAATGGCTATGCTAACTCCAAGGGTATACCTGTGAGCTTTATATTCGGTTGGTTGGATGCCAAGGGAAATATTGATACATACCTATCCTATCAGGGATTTACTATCAGTTATTCAGTAAGTACAAATGGTATGTATCTTCAATATAAAGTAACCGGATTTGCTTCTTTATCCATAGCTAATAGTATGCCTGTGTTAAGGATTCCGGCTATAAGCGGATTTGTTCAGCCATCAGCCGTAGCAGAAGCTTTGGCTGTGTCTACAAAGGCTACATCGTATTATCAGCTTGACATAGATCATAATGATGCTCCTACACTCATTAACCACGGAGCTATGTCAACCAGCTTTAATCAGTATGTGAGAGGTAATCTTTCCGGAACTGATGACTATGAGACTTTCCCCGGTCTGCTCAGACTATCTAAGTCATATAGCAGTTCAAGGGATGCTGCCGGATTAAAGACAGGCTATAAGTCGCTTACACAAGTGATGAATAATACAATCAATACTCCAATATCGGAATTCTTGCAAATGTCTCAGACAGATACTACTCCTCAATGCTCAAGCTTCTCATACTGGGTCGATGAGCCTACAATGACAGCACCGGGTATAATCCATTATAAGAGCAATGCGAACTTGCAGAATTTTGAAAGTAGGAACACACTCCGATATGGTACCGCAGATGCTAATGTTATATCTATCAACGGCACATACAACGGTATATCTTATAATATGACTAATATCAGCTTTAAGCAAGCTGGCTTTATCGTAGATGGTAGTGGTAATTCAATTCTGCAAGATGCTGAGGTTGTAAATAGTTGGGCTTCTACGCTGGCAGATGTGTTCCAGACAGTAGGTATTATCAATGATGTTAATGCCTTGGCTACTCAATTCAGCAATGACTTCACTATTCAGATCCCCGGTAATACATCAGAGTTCAAGATTGCACAGCCTGTTTCTCTGATAGTATTCACAGGCAATACGTTGTCTCCGATCACGGGCGTATATAACATTATATCTGTAACTCATAACATCTCAAATGCATTCATTACTACGTTGAAACTGAAACGTTTAGTAATGAGCAGCGCAAATCAGACAGCCATTTCTCAGGGTATATTGGTGTCCGGTAGCAGTAGTTACAGCACATCATCTTACACTACCACAAAGAACATCATATCTCCTTACAAGGTAGACCTTGGAGAACTATACCCGAACTTCGAGCATATGGGGATAGCATTATGATGGAGCAGGCTACATATTTATCTAATATAGTATCAGATTACGGTGGTATACGCAGACCGTGGATAGGTAGTTCATCCGATCCATTGTATAAGCAGTACAAGTATAATACCGGAATTGATGTATACGGTAATGGTGTGTATAGCTATGCCGGAGGTATTGTGCTTGCGGTCGGTAAGGATGTTGATAACCTATATGCTGTAACAATTCAATATGACGTGTTCTCCTGCCTGAGATATATGCATCTTGACTCAATATCGGTTAAGGCAGGAGATGTTGTACAAACTGGATTTTTTATAGGCAAAGCACACAAGTATGTTCATTTTGAGCTCATAAACAAAGATATTTCTATGTGGCCGGTAAGAATAGGAACTGTTACATATTATAAGCAGAATCCTATAATGATGTTAGGTGATAGCGTATGACGAATGTTGAATATACCGGATCTACGGATTCCCTTACATCTTACAACTTTGCTATGACCGGAAACTTACAGCCGGATGTATCAAAGATAAATGCTTACGTGGTATCCGTAGACCGTAACACTGATTCCATAGATTCTAATAAACTCCAATCGTTAAAAGTTATAGGACTATTTGCAGAAGCTGGGTATTTGTATGATGTATCACATATGATGATGCCTACGTATGTAAACCCTAAACTCAATGCTCAAATCGAATCAGCTAAATCCGCAGAGATACCCTATGGTTTAGTTCCCATAGTCAGAGCACGTAATGTTCAAGAGGCTACGGAAGAATTAAGATGGTTACGTATATATATTCAGAAGTATGTTCCTCCGCTGGGCGTGTGGCTCAAATTGGACTTAGTAGGTTCAGTAGCTATGAACGATATGATTATTGAAAAATATCAAGACATTCTATGGCGATCCGGTCTAAAAGGTAAAATAGGTTTCTATGTTACAAGGGATCAGTTAAGTAAAGTATCTTGGGATAAGTGGCAGGAAACGTTCTACCTTTGGTTGGTAGATCACATCTCTGATATGTCAGAGATGAATCAGCTGCTTACTCCTGAGTTCTTTGATCTTTGATTTATAACAAAATGGTAATTTGATATACAGATTTTTATATCAAGTGCCTTAAGTGATACAACAAACAATTTATGGTAATATGATGATGTTAAAGGGGGTGTTGCGGAGATGTTTATACCAAGATTAACAGCTCCGGATTGGAGTAGTAAATATTGGATAGTGACAAGTAGAGGTGGATACAACAGATGTATCCCTATCTATGGAGGACCTTCTGTAACACCTAACTGTTTCACAGGTGATACAGAAATCATAACAAGGAATGGTACAGTTAGATTGGATTCGATAGTGGATGAATCCATAGAAGCATTGTCAGAGGGTGGGATATATAGACCTGCAAAGGGTATATACTGTGGAAAACAGCATATATACCGTGTCACATTTGCGAATGGTAAATCCTATGACTGTACTGCAAATCATAGATGGGTTGTGCATAAAATATCTTGTTACAACGGAAAACGATATAGCAAGGATACTATAAAGACTACGCTTGAACTGAAATCTTGCGATCACATACCATATGTTTTTATAAATGATGAAGATAAGTCATTTGAGGGAATACAGAACGGATTTATTTATGGTGACGGTAGATACTATTGTGGTAGACGTTATTCTTGTGCTTTGCTGTGCGGTGCAAAGATAGATTATATGCGAGACTATTTTAAGGATGCAGCCCATAGTTGTACTGAAGCTCACGGTGTTGTGAATTATTATCCTTACCCTAACACATATAAGCAAATTCCTCCTATTTCATCAGATTTATCTTATCTCCGTGGCTTTATATGCGGTCTGCTTGCAAGTGATGGGTGTGTTGATAAATATGGCTGTCCTTCAATAAGCACAGTTAAAAAGGAAGATGTTATTAAGATAAGTGAGATATTGAGCGTGTTGGGTTATATCCATAATGTAATAGAAACCGTTAGGGATACTAATTACAAGAGCGATTCTCATTTATTTAGATTAGATATAAAGAAAGAATCTATACCTCCAAGTATGTTTTTGAATCCTACACACTATGCACGTATATGTGAGAAAAGAGGCAATCGAAAGTATACACGTATTAAGTCGATCGTTGATTTAGGTATCGAAACAGACGTGTATTGTATTCAAGAACCTGAAACACATACGATGGTACTTAAGGGTGGTATACTTACAGGTCAATGCACCGGATATGTACACGGTAGATATATGGAGATTATGGGTGCTACATCTTGTAATTTATCCATTGGCAACGCAGGAGAATATTGGGGATTTGTACAAGATGGTTATGAACGTGGACCAACCCCGAAATTAGGTGCAGTAATATGTTGGCGTAGACCGGGTGAAGCCGGACACGTAGCTATCGTAGAACAGATAAACCCTGATGGGTCAATTGTGACCTCTAACTCAGCTTACCATAGTACAAGATTCTATACACAGACATTGTACCCTCCAAACTATACGTGGAGTAGTAATTATATATTACAAGGATTCATATATAACCCAGCGGTTTCCGGTGGTTTAGGAAATATGGTAGAGGGATTTCTTACAGCCGCTAAAAACCTTGTAGGGAAGAAACTATCCCGAGGATTTAAGAATTCACTTGGTCCATCTATACAATTAGTTACACGCTCTGCTACGGCTGTTCCCGGTTTAATCAATGTTATAATACCATCGGTCGGAGCACCAAGCGATCTTGCTAAAAAGGGTGTAGTGAGCGGAATGGGTGACTTCATTGAAGGACCGGCATACGGCAATATGAAAGCTCCGCAGGTTGGAGACATAGTTCTTTTAAGGAATGATGAATCCCGGACATATCAAGCAAGAAACGACTGTGATAAGTTAGCTATTGTTACCGAAGTGAAGAATAGCGATATATCCGCTGTTCACGTAAACTCTTCTAATGTAGTAGCTAATACAACGTATAAAATCAGTTACAAGGCTATCTGTGGATACTATCGTCCTAAGTGGGAGAAAGTAAACAACATAGCATTTGCAGCCGGAGCATATACCCAAGTAGGTAGTTTGTATGACACAACAAATACGGCTGAGGATGCTACAATCCGGGAGATAGGCTATTTATCAACAGACTATAAGCCTACTGTAGCATCATCAAATATACGACTCTCCGTAGTCAACTACACTACGTTGTTATCCACATTATTCAATACGCTGGTTGGTACGTGTAATACCGGAATGGGTGTTATCACAGATGGTTTACCGCAGAAAGCTAAGATAATAGTTGATTTTCTGTTGGAAAAAGGCTTAAATGCAGCGGCAGCCTGCGGTATTATTGGCAATATCAAATCTGAAAGTGAATTCAACACGGCATCCATAGGTGACTATGGTACATCATTTGGTATATGCCAATGGCATTATGAGCGTGGTAGTAGGATGAAACAAGTAGCCGGATCTGATTGGAAGAACAATCTGACCGGGCAGCTTGATTATCTATGGCAGGAATTGCAGAGCACATACTATGCCACAGTATTAGCACCATTGAATGCGATAGCTAATACTTTGGAAGGAGCTATGCAAGCAGCAGATATATTTGTTCGACACTTTGAGATCCCGGATAACATTGATGATGAGTCTAAGACAAGACAATCACAGGCCGCTGATTATTACAACACATTGGTATTCCAAGCTACTACATCTGCTATGGGCTCATCCCTTGTTATGAATGGAACTGCTTTCTCCGGAAAGACCATTGAAGTACCTCAGTGGGTTCCGCAGGATCATTTAGCTCCGATATATACAAATTACTCCTATTGGTATAGCCGATGGGGAAACTCCTCATATCAACGCAAGGTGGCTGATTTATGGGCTAAAAAAGGTAAGAGATCAAACAGAGGCATAGCAACCATAGATGGGTTGTATCTTATAGCCTTGAAACCTATATTCGGTAATAGTGGTGATAAAGTATCTGTTATATTAAGAGATGGTACGGTAATCAATTGTTTGATAGGTGATATTCAGGCGGCTGAGGATGGCTATGAAGGTGGAAGTATCTACGGTCACGCTTACGGTGGTAGACACAACATTGTGGAGTGGGAAACTGTAGGCTCTACTACATCTTACCGTACCGATAATCCGGATTTAAGTGGTTGGTCAGGCAAAGACGTAGCGCGGATAATAAACGGAGGGAGTATATTATGATAACATTTGGTTATGCAAAGCAGTACCAGTACACCAATGATGGTACATTGCTGATACAAGTCAGAATACCCTCGATACACGGAGCATTTGACCGCAGTAGTTATCGTGGTCAGCCAATACGGAACTACACAAGGGATGAGGATTTACCGTACTATCAGTCTATACTTCTCCCTCATCTTCCGGTTGATGGTGAGGTAGTAGCACTATCATCAACCAATAAGGCCGATAATGAGTTTATAGTGATAGGTCTGACCGGAGGTAGTTACTTCACAGGAGTTACCAATATAGGCTGATTTATCGGTAATAACCTTATATAATAGTAAGCACATAATATGTATGAAAGCGAGGTAAGTAGCTATGATATCTATATATAATTGCAAGCATCTTACGTGGTCCGGTCAATCATCTGTAGCATATTATGAGTTTTTTGCAGATACATCATCGGATTTACCTACGGATGCTGCAAGCATTGAATCTGTTGTAGGCCCTAATCATATAATTGCACAGGGAAGTATAGCTTGGGTGATTGATACTGCGAAGCCCTATATGTTCGATTCTGAGGGTAATTGGGTATTACAGAGTAATTGATGAGGAGTGAATCACTATGGATAGTATGTTTTATACACTTTTAGCCAGAAGCTTCGCAGGTGGTGGCGGTGGTGGTGGCGGTGGCACCACAGATTTTAATGACCTCTCAAATAAACCGAAGGTAAATAATACTACTCTTGTTGGAAATAAGACTTCATCAGATCTCGGTTTACAACCTGCGATAAATGCATCAAACAAGCTTAGTGCAGACTTAATAGCTGAGACGGATAGTAAAAAGTTTAACGTGCAGGCAGATTGGGAGCAGATTGTATCTACTGCACCTGATTTTATAAAAAATAAACCTGTACTCGGTACTGCGGCTGCAACTGATGCTTCTGCATATGCAACAGCTGCACAAGGTAGCAAGGCTGACACAGCTATACAGGGCATTAAGGTTAATGGCTCAACTGCAAGTCCCGATAGTAACAAGGTGGTTAGCATTACCGTTCCAACTTCTGCGGCGGACGTATCAGCTCTTCCCAATACGACTAAGTATGCGGCGGCTCTTAGCCTTACAATTAACAGCTCGACATTTGTTATGACAGGTCAGCTCAAAGACCAAAACGGAGATAACTTAGGAACAGCACAGACAATCGACTTGCCTTTGGAAAGTGTTGTTGTGGGTGGCTCTTACAACAGTCAGACAAAGAAAGTTGTTCTCGCATTGCAGAACGGTAATACCATTGAGTTCAGTGTTGCTGACCTTGTATCAGGCTTGCAGACAGAGCTTTCAGCAAGCAACAAGCTGAATCCAACATACATCAGCTATGATAGCACACATAGAGCCGTCAGTGATGCCGAGAAAGCAACATGGAATGGTAAGCAATCAGCTCTTACAACAGAACAACTTGATGCTGTAAACTCCGGCATTACATCTGTCGATGTTGCACAAATAGAGACAAATCAGAATTATGGAGTAAAGAATCTATCACCATATAACAGCGGAACTGCCCCTGTAAGTGACGGAGTTATATGGAATAATTTACCGATAGATTTGGCAGCGGGTACATACACTGTATCATTTTCTACCAACTCAACGGGGTCTGCGCTTGTACTACTCGCTGCCGACGGAGCAACAGAAGTTTTACGCAAAACGTACAGCACGACAACGGTAAAAGATACATTTACAATATCAGCGGCGGCAAAGTATATCCGATTGTATGTTGGCACGTCTAAAACCGTATCAGACTTTATGATACGCTCATTTGGTGATGATACTTTTGTACCTTATGCACTCTCAAATGCGAAACTGACACAATCTGTTGCACCTATCCCAAGTCTTGTAGATGCCGGAGCGAAGAATCATCTCAATAACACGTTATCTTCCGGCACAACACCTTTCGGTAATATTTCATACACAGTTAATAAAGATAAGTCAATCACGATAAAAGGCGGCACAGCAACAACAGGTAACGCAGATATTGTTATACCATTTTCTGTCAGCACTTCTGGTACATATGTACTAACAGGCGGAGCGGCGGGCGGTGGGTCTGATACATATAAGGCGCAGATTGCATTATATCCCTCGATGGCAAATGTTGTTGGGCTTTTTGACAACACATACGCAGTAACAGAACTATCAACCGGAACGGATTATGCGTTCCGATTTAGAGTGTATAACGGACAGATCGTTCCAGACTGCACTATATATCCTATGATATGCACAAAAGCTGACTGGGATATATCACAGTCCTATCAGCCATACGCTATGGACAATGCAGAATTAACACAATCTGTTGAACCTATCCCAAGGCTTGTAGATGCCGGAGCGAAGAATGATTTGGAATTTGATGCAATCGGGACAACAACAACATATGGCACTACATATGAAAGTAACGGCGTGAAATTCACACTAAATGCGGATAATACGGTAACTTTTGAACGTATATCGACCTCGTCTTCTGTCGCTAACTGTCTACTGATACTGAACGGTGCAAGACTTGACGTGTCATCGTACTGCGACGGCAATCATATACTATCTGGTTGTCCTTCCGGCGGAGCAAGTAATACTTATGAAATAATGGCTACAGTTTCCGGAGGAGCGTATACTAAGCGCGACTACGGAACGGGAGTTATTCTTGATTCCGCATCAGGGATAGAACCATACATTCAGCTTACGGTACGTAGTGGATTTACCGGAACAGCAACGTTTAAGCCTATGATTTGTTCAAAAGCTGACTGGGATATATCACAGACCTATCAGCCCTACGCTATGGGCAATGCAGAATTAACGCAATATGTTGAACCTATCCCGAGATTGGTTGATGCGGGTGCGAAGAACAAGCTCTTAATAGGTAGTCCTACATCAATACCAGCTGGGCTTACTTGTGTGAGAAATAGTGACGGCACATACACAGTATCTGGCACTCTGGCAACAGCTAATTCAATTTCCTTTAATATTAGCGCAATTGAAGGTAATTTGGTATTATCTGGTTGTCCTGAAGGTGGCGGTAATGATACATATCTTCTTAGAATTACTAAGTCAGGAAGTCAGGTAGTTGGCTCAGTAGATACAGGGAATGGTTCTGATGTTTTCACAATGTCCGGGACCGGGTATGCACTTGGTATACGATTCGCCGCCGGAACGTATACCAATGTAATTTTCAGCCCTATGATATGTACGAAAGCTGACTGGGATATATCACAAGAGTATAGTCCATATGCCCTATCAAATCCGGAATTAACAGCTTCTGCTATTGAAGTAGTTGATAATGGTGCAAAGAATAAACTTCCTATTACTGTATCATCTCAGGTAGTTGGGGAAGCGGTTTTCACTGTCAATGCAGATAACAGTATTAGTGTTTATACAACAGCAACAACAACTGCCTTACGTTCTATAACACTTGTACAAGCTACTGATAATCTTTATGTGTACTCTACGGATATTGTGTCGGGTGTGCCATCTACTGATAAGGATGTAGTAATTCAGTTTGGTATAGGTACTAGTGGAAATATTAAAAATGTTGAACCTTCTGTAGGATACATAGCGGCCGGCGCAAGCGGTTATATGCGCTATATGCAACTTATCATTCGCTCCGGTGTATCCATACCACAAACCAAACCACTTATATTTAAACCAATGATTTGCACTAAAGCCGCATGGGATACATCACAGTCCTATCAGCCGTATCGACCGAGCTATCAGGAGCTTTACGAAATGGTTAAGGCATTGCAGGCTCAGCTTTCAAATCAATAAAAAGGTAATTTCAACTAAGGCGTGGTCAATATTTTGGTCACGCCTATATTATTGGGTGTTCAACCTTATATATTTGTATATATCTTGTGAGGTGATATAGGTGAGTGTATCAACAAATTCTTTAAGTTTCCCTAATATGTTTGATGTTACAAGAGGAAAGGTATCTGTTCTTGAAGATAACATTTCTATTGTTAATAGAACCAGATTGCTTATGCTCACTGAACCTACGGAATTATACAATGAGCCCGATTTTGGAGTAGGCTTGAAGAAGTACATATGGCAATATAATACTCCTAACCTAAAGCCACTCATACGTGATAGGGTTGCGGAGCAGTTGGATATGTATGAACCTATGTGTTATCCGGAAGAGACAGAGTATAAAGATGGTACAGTATTTACCGGGAACAACGATCAGATGAATCCGAACACGCTGAGAATGACTATTGCTTTGCATACCAAGCTTGGTAGTGTTGCAGATATAGATATATCGGATTTACAAGAAGTAATAGAGAGAAATGAGTCTCTATTGAATAGTAGGTGAAATGATGAAACAAGGAATGTTGAAATATACCAGTAGAGATTATGATTCTATCATTGCTGAATTCTGGGAGTTAGTGCCTAAGCTCACGGATTTGTGGAAACCTGATGCTGATGCAGATCCCGGTGTTGTTTTAGGTAAATTCTTAGCAAGTATCGCAGATATGCTTGGTGTCAATGTAGATATACTTGCTAATGAATTGTATGCTCCCTCAGTCACACAACGTAAGAACGCTGAGAAGCTATTTGGTCTTATAGGCTACAGCCTTGGGTGGTATACTGCTGCAAGAACCGAAGTCACTTTTACAAATATCAGAAGCGATAGCGATGTAGTTATGAACTTTGGGTTTAATGGAGCGTTCAGCACGTTGGAGGCATCTACAGATATTGTGGGTCAGCCAAGAAGAATCACATACAACATACTTCCGACTACATCATCATATGGTGAGCAGGAATCTAAGGCATCACGCTCAGTGATTACAAGTAGTACAGATGTATTCGTATCTACGGATAGAGTCACCTTGAAGCCGGGTGACAGTGTAACAAGGGTAGCGATTGAAGGTGAACTGAGAAATGTCACTATAAGTGTCGCTGATGTAAAGAATAATAATTATATCATCAAGCTCCCATCTCAGCACATAGATACCAGATCAGTATGGCTGAAGGCTAAGTCCAATTTATCCGCTGATGATTATTTACCTACACGATGGACTCAGGTAGAATCTCCGGTAGACTTCAATGAGGCAGAGCCCCGGTTTGCTGTTGTATATGATAACTATGGCAATGCACAGCTTGAAGTGTCTAACTATCTTAATGAGCTGGAAAACTATGATTCCAACTACTTCATAGTGTATTGGTTTGATTGTTCCGGAGTAATCGGATCTGTGAGCGCAAATGTACTTTCAAATCTTATTATGGCTATTCCTTCTAATGATACCACTGTCAACAACTTTGGTCCGGAAGATGTAGCTATAGTCAATCTTGCGAATACAATAGAGATTCCACATACCTATACAGTTACAGGCAAGAGTCCTGAGACAGCAAGACAGGCATATCTGAATAGCCGTAATTATATCAATACGTGGAATAGCCTTATAACTATACCTGATTTCAACAGATTCCTCCGTAGATCTTCTGAGGGCGTAGATTGTGGTATGGTCATTGACTGTCAGAAAGCTTTAGAAATCAATCTTGCGATATACAATGATTCTTCACTGACAGATTCGCAGAAAAAGAAGAAGTACATCACATATAATGATTTTCCGAAAGCGACTAATTCTAATCTGAACTGGCGAAACATTCTCAAAGATATGGGTATACCTATCAATGATAAGCGTAGTGTGATCCCATTTGCTGTTGATTTCCAAACATTTGCAGCCGTATGTTATGCGATCCACAATGATTTCAAGGATGATACCTATATGCCACCGGAATTTGTTGATGTTGCTCCTGAAAGATATACTGCTGAGATTGTTACTACACCGATAAATTATATACAATACAGACCTTCTATCGCATTCACCGATGGGTTGATGCGTGACTTCCGTGGTCTGCAAGCAATGTCTGTAGACCTATCCTTTGGATATGCAAGGATATTCCCTTGGTTCGTTATTGGTGAGATATATCCTAAGAATCCGGTATCCCGGAGCGTTGGTGATGTCATCGTTCAGAATGTCAAAGAAGCTCTCAGTCTTTACTTCTCTCCTGCAAATAGGCAATTCGGTCAGCTGCCTACTGTTATGGAAGTAGTTGAGGTTATACAGAATGCGGATTCCCATATCAGATACTTTGATGCCGGAAGTCTTACAAATCCTGTGATAAACTGGGGCGAAAAACGAACCTACAACGGCAATAGCACTATTGTTAAGTTTGATGTAGAGTATTTCAACCCTATATCATTCGCAAGATACCAAGATGTAGGTGCTGCTGAACAGAATATCCGTATAGCTCCTGATTGGATAATTGACTGACGGTTTGTGCATATTGCTATTAAAATGCTTTTCAGCCTATAGGGTGAATACTAACTGAAAAGTAAATCTGCACAAAATATGGCACAGATTTGTGCCTGTTGTGTAAAATATATTAATTTAGGTGGTGATTGCTTGTGGATATGAATGACATCTCGCTTCCGGAAGTATATACCAATAGTGAGGATTTTAGATTTTTCTGCAAGTGGTTCACGAATGCACTCAGAAAAACTCAGTATGATATAGAAAACCTACCGGATCTGTATGATCCTATGCGCTGTCCAGCAAATTTACTATGGGCTTTAGCTGATACAATGGGATATACATATGATGATAGGCTAAATCTTCCAACATCATTCAATAGATTAGTTCTGTTGTACTTTATGGATATGATATATACCAGAGGTAGTAAGAACGGTGTTACCCTATCTGCGGAGGTGAACTTAGCGCAGTTTAACATTATGAACAAAGCTAAGGAAAATGATATCCTTTATGATAGGCTGGAAGATAGGACAATACCTGCTAATGCCGTAAGTGTTATCCCTCATACGGAATACGGCTACATTGATGTAGTTTACTTCTCATCACAGATACCTACGGATGCTTGTATTGAGTACACACGTCCTCTCGGTATGTTCTTGTTCCAACACGCCGGAGTTAAGTTCAATTCAAGAACAAAGATATCTATTGATGCAAGATTGACAGATGAACGTGATTTAGGTCATAGCCCTACCCCCGGTGATATGGCACGTAGCGGTTGGATTACTCAGGTCGATCAGTACAGCCGTAATGATTATGCAAGGCTACAGAAAGTGGGTTCCGGAGTACCGTTCACTTTGGATACACGTCAAGATGCGTGGTATAGGAATAGTGCTTATGAGCAGATACAAGCAGAGAGTCCACAAAGCGGTCTGAATGAGAATGGTACTAATCCTGCTATCTCACCGGGATTCCGCTCACTATATTCATTGCAGCTTAGTAATAATGATAATATTGTTATGAGCTTGATTCCTGAGCTGTTCTCTTTAGGCTATAATCCGCAAGAGGTAGGACTTATCTATCCTGATGATTATACCACTGATATCAAGGAGCAGGATAAAGAAAAGCCGTGGAATCTCAGATATGACCTCGATCTTGATAAGGATAATACGCCTCAGACAGATGGGGATTATTATATGCAGACTGTTGATGAAACTGATCCGAGGACAACAAGTGAGATTCATCCGTATCCTGCGGTAAACCCGGTTATGGGTGTAGTCGGTGATGCAATCAGTATATCCGATGACAACAGTGAGTATCTACATATCAATACGGAGTCAGAAACCACAGAACCGGAAGGGGATTGACTATGATTACAATTAATGAGATTTCCGATAAATACCCTCGCAGAACAAGTAGCATACCTCAGCCTATGCCACCGACACCACCGGAGCCTACTCAGCGAGTATGGGGATTCCATATAAATGCTGCTGAGTCAGATCCCGATGCTGCTGTTACTTATTTAGGACTTGCAAAAGGCAAACAGCCTGCAAGAATGGGAGCATCAGAGTTCAACTATGGCGGCTGGGAAGATATATGGTTTATGCCTAAGCCCTGTATCTTAAACAATGATGGTACGGTTAAGTGGTACATTAACCCTGACAATTATCAGAAACAAGCTGATTCTGATTCTGATTCTTGGCATAGAAATATGTCCGCTGCAATCAATACGATGATGGAGTGGCCGCTGATTTGGTACAAATTTGAAGCTACAGATGAACTTGGTAGCGGAAACTTCTATGTATCAGATGAGCAGATAGATGAATCATATCACTGTTGGTGCAATATGGATTGTGACGGTAATATAATCCCTCACTTCTACACCGCAGTATATAGGAGCTCACCATACTACTATAATAAGAGCGGTACAAGTACATACAGACTACGTTCTATGTCAAGTTATCCGCTCATCACATCGAGTAGTATATCTGAAAGTGCTGGGTTGAATTCCGATACTGAGTATACGTATGCAATTAACAACAATCTTACCGAAAAGCAAGAGTGGTTCTGCTCCTTGTGGTGCGATAGAGTGCTTATATCAGCATTGTGCATACTCATCAGTAAGACCTTAGACTCTCAAAGTGCGTTCGGTAATGGTTTCTTGATTCCTACGGATTCTTCCGCTCAACCGGGTAGACAAGCTGGTTCTGCTGTAGCATCAGGTTCACTTGATAGTAGAGGTCTGTTCTATGGTAATACTACAGATGGCTCAGAGCACGTAAAGGTGTTTGGTATGGAGGACTTCTGGGGATTCTCACCTGTTCGTGTGTGGGGTGCATATGTATTTGGTGAAACCCCAACACGCTCCGGGGCCGTGGGAATAAAATTAACATACGGTACTCAGGATGGATCATCTTCTTCCGGTTGGATTAACTATTCTAACTATCCTAAGACATTCCCAATACCCCCGGAGTCAAGCGGTGTTGAACATACTATTGAGGGTTATGTGAATAATCTGACTGTTACTGAAAAGGGTATATTCCCAGCTCACGTAGGTAATACATACGACCAATCCGGTGGTGATGATATATTTGAATGTGATGGATTCTATATGTCAAGCAGCCATATGTCAGGACTTCTTCTAACAGGATCAGCTTATAAGGATCTATCCACAGGTCCGGAGCAGGATATAAAGAAATCCGGTTTGTTCTGTATGTATGAAAGCTTACAGGACTTTTCAGGAACATACCCTTGGTATATCACAACAATGTTATCTTGTAAGCCTTTGTTACGTGACAGTGAGTAGTCTGTAATCAATATGATGGAGGAGTGATATTAATGGCAGATTACGTTGTTTCAACGTGGGATGAGTTTTTACAGCATAACACATCCGGCGATACTGTAAAGTTTGCAAATCCACACGAAGTAGATGGTGAGATAATACTTGAAGGTAGTGGATCTCAGAGTAATCCATATATAGTAAGCTCCTATGAAGAGCTGCTTTTTGCCACAGGAGCATCTTATATATGGCAAGTAAAGCTGGTAAATAGGGATAAGAAATTATATCAGTACAGATATATTGCTGGTTATGTTCAACCAAATGAACCGATATATGCGGATATATACTGTCGCTATGATGACAGCCTTAGTACCATTGACTTCAATCAGATTCAGCCAAATGGATATTATTCAGCTCTTACTATCTATCCAGTGCTTAATCTAAATGGTTGGACTTGGAAGAACGCAGTATTTCACCGTAGTGGTTATTTTAGGTTCACTAACTTTGTGTCTAATGCAATTTTCAAGGACTTCTTTAGTGATAACAAAACTACTTCCGTTGGTTGCTGTATAAGCTGTGATGCTCAGGCTTCTAATATAAAAATGAGTGGAACTTTTGATACTGATGGAGTAAGCATATTTGGTGTTCGTTCTGGCTCAAACTCAGCATATCGTGGTTTAATTAACAGCAGTTTTGATTTTAAGTTAATTGGAAAATCTAAATTATTTGGCGATAGCGGTAATGGATACACACCAACGCTTGAAAGTTGTAATGTGCATTTTGATTTAACTGATAACCGAGAAGCGGCGGTTAGCTTAGAAAACAACTCAGAATTTCATAATTGTTTATTTAGTGGCAATATTAAAGCTCCAAATTGTACGCATTCTTATTTAACATCAACAAATTTGATGCGCCCATCTTCCAGTTACAATATAATTAACATACAAGCAGAGGTAGAGGAGGGTCATAACAAGCCTTACATTAATTTTACATATAGTAATGTCTTTTCATATCTTAACATTTATGTTAATGATGGAAATGTTGATTACTATATCAAAGAAGGCTCTAACATAGTTGGAGTTCCATCTGCTACGCTGAAAAATGCACAGGCATTATATGACTTAGGTCTGCCGATGGCGGTTGAGTGAGGTGATAGTATGAACATTGCACCACTTCCGGTATCAACTGATACTGGTTGGGAATACGGATATTTAACACAAACAGGCTCAGTAGCAACCACCTCTGCGGACAACGGTATGGTTTCACCTTTTATACCAGTCGCTTCAAATAGTGCGTATACGGTAGACGCGAGTTATACTTTACCTTCAACATATAGTGGTTGGGTTGCGGTTGTCCAGTACGATGAAAATTATTCTCGCGTTGGGAGCAGAACGATATCAACAGGCTCAAAGACTGCATTTCCAAGCACTATTACACTTAGCACAAACGCAACAACGAAATATATTCGTGTGTGTGCATCAAATCTATATGGTGATGAAAACGCCTTTGTCTCTGTTGGCGTTTCGTGGATAATGGATTCTGAGGTCGGAGCGATACCTGAAAAAGCCTTACCAATTCCCGACAGTAGCTTCACAAAACCCTATCCGGTTTCATTATGGCGAATTGATGGGAGTAATGATGGGATACCATACAATGATTTGATGCCCGATGTAGTGTATGTATTTCCGGAAATACATTTACCAAATCCACCGGAAATCAATACAGGTCAAACCACGGTGATAGATGATGAGAGCTCAATAGAGTATGTAAGATATCAAGTAGGGTATACTAACCCAAATCTGTATAGATTCAGAGATGGGGAACTCCCCAAAGGTGTTAAATGTGAAGTCTCTATACGTGGTACAAATTCATATCGGTATACTGAAATCCCAGATTATGAAGATGGTTCAACTACTTGTGAGATACCTTAATATACTATATAGAATGCAACTTTACAGTATGTATGGTTGCATTTTTTCTTTTCATTGACCTATCAACCTTATATATAGTATAGTACAAATTCTCCTCAAAGTGGGTGGTGAGCATATTGAGCATTGCAGATATAGCAAAAAATATGTGTATTAAACACAACGTTACATTCCGGGTAATAGATAAAGGCACTAATCAAGTTGTAAGAGAATACTCAGGACATAACCAAGCTACCAACACGATGTTGTCCGGTGTAGGTCACTATTTAGCCTGCGGTGGTACAGAGCGTATGGTCAGATCTTTACTTGCAGCATACATACCTAAATTCATCTCACTTGGTACTATGGGATTAGTGAATCAGAATGAAGATGAAAACCATTTACCACTTGGTATCTGCGGCTATGATGTGGATGAATCCGCTGATGATGCAACCAAGTATACAGCATATATGAATCAGGCTCCGGGTTATGGTGCTGATGGTTATAGCGCAAGTATGAACAATGATAGGCCTGAATTTGGCTTAGGTGCAGCGTATGATCCGGAGACAGGTGCGGTAGGCTGTGAGCTTGTCACTCCTACATTTCTCAGAGTACCGATTACGCACCAAGAAGTAATTCCGGAAACAAATGCAGAATATCCGGAGACGGTAGATGTTGTGTTATCTGCTATGATTTCTACCGGAGCATTAGCTCAATTCCGTGGTGGTAATGACTATGTATTCATATCAGAAGCTGGTTTGTGGTCGAAGCAGAAAAGTTTCGATGTTCAAAACCCTAATCTTGGAAGCGGATTCTTAGCCGGATATAGGATAAAGCCACCGAGCGATATAAATTGGGATATGAATTATTCGGAGAATCGAACTATACTTCAACAAAATATTATACGTGTAGGCATTAATCAGGTAGTACAAGTTATCTGGAAGATACAAATTGGATCTGTAAAGCGGTTAAATACGAGCAGCAATGACACTGAGCTTTTATCTAAAGTCATATCCAAAAGTAGTACATTGGGTTCAATTGTTATACCTGATGGTACTGATGCTATCGGTGCGTCCATATTCAGTGGTTGTTCTAACTTGGAATCCGTAAGCCTCCCCTCAACTGTAAGGGTCATAAATAATGGTGCATTTAGTAGTTGTCGGTCACTTAGATTCTTAGTGCTTAATGATGGTTTGGAAGAAATCAAATCGTGGGCTTTTAATAACTGTCAGAATCTAACTCAAATAACTATACCAAGTACAGTTTATTATATTGCCAGTGGTGAAGGTAGTTCCGCATTTGAGAACTGCACAGCATTGACTACGATATATGTAAATAAGTCACCGGGTAGTATTGCTGGTGCTCCTTGGGGTGCCGTAAATGCAGAAGTGATTTGGAGAGGATGACTATAATATGAATGAAACAATAATCACATCTACCGGCCTGATGGAGATATTATCACAGATAGATGAACTTTCAGAGTATGACATCTCAGTAACAGATGATACTTCTGGTAATATTACAGTTTCAATCGGTGATTCTGTATATAAACTACAGCCTGCTGAGACTGTTGATGCTCCGGAAGATGTAATATCTGATATTGCAGATATTAACGATGATGTGTATGAACAGACAGATTTTGCTGATGAAGAGGAGTATATATCCTCCGGCGTAGCTAAGGAAGTCGCAAAGACATTGCTTGTTGGTGGACTTGTCAGACTTGCAAGCAAATTCTTCTAATATAAAGGTGGTTGATAACTATGGCTAAGAAAATTACAGCTGCTACACAGTTTAACATCCTTGGTACATTTGAGGGTGAATGCCTTGATACACGGATAACTAATCTGAACGGATTGGATATTACGGATGAAGTCATTGATACAGTGCTTGAATCTGAGGAATACAAGGAAGGTATCAAGTATGGTTGGTTCATTGGATTCCTCGGACATCCGGAAGATCCGGCGTGTCAGGATTTTATGAACGGCTGTATAGTTCTGACCGATATGTGGAAAGATGATAACGGCAAGGTTTATGCCAAGTTCAATCTCATAGACACTCCGGTTGGTCAGATCGTGAAGAAGTTTATTGATGCCGGAGTAACATTTGGCGTGTCGATTCGTGGAGCAGGGGATATAATCGGCAATGTTGTAGATGCAGCATCATTTATGTTCCGTGGATATGACCTTGTAGCTTTCCCAGCTTATCCTGAGTCAATCCCAACATTTACAGCAATTGCAGCATCCACCGATGTTGCAGAGCGTAAGAAGTATCAGGCTATATGTGCCGCAGTCAAGAACAATATAAATAGTATAACAAGTGCTGCTACCATTGAGATACTTCAATCTCAGTTTGCACCTCAGTCTGATGAGTACAAGGCTTTGGAAAATAGAAAACACGCTATTGAGAGTGCTGGTACTATTAATATAGATGCTCAAAAGATTCAGGCAATGACAGATTTGTACCTCAATGCTGAATCTGAAAGAAAGATCCTTGCGGCTGAGAACCAAAAGCTCAGAATGGAGAAGAACGCTATTACAGCAGCTTGCAAGCGTAAGGTAAGTGCTTTGCAGAGAATATCCGATGAGCAGCTTGGAGATGCGCTTGATACGCTTGATACTATAACCGCATCAAGAGATATGCTTCAGAAGAACGTCACTGATCTACGTAGAAATACTAAATCATTAAATGAGCAGTTGAAAGAGACAAAAAATAATAACCTTATATATAGCAAAGAGATAACTGCAAGTAAGCATACTATAACTCAGAAAGATTCAATCATCTCCGATTTGAGATCGAAGTTGCGTGAAACCGTCACAGCATCTAAGAAGGTAGAGTCGCAGACATCAAACCTTGGTGCAGAGAATGAGCGGATCAATGCTGAGTGTCAGCGTATGCAGTCAGAATTGACTGCTTGTCAGGAGATACTTCTCTCCTATCAGAAAGCTTATGCAGATATGTATGCAAATGCGCTTGGAGTTCATCTTGATAATATAAATGTCTCATCATCAACAACAGTCCATGAGTTGGAGGACGCAATATCTGCTGCCTGCAACACATCCGGTATGCCTGCAAGAGCTGATATGCTCCAAGGATACATCACCGATGACTCAGATGATGGGTTGGTCTATGTTTAACTAACAAATATCAAGGAGTGATAAAGTATGGCAATTAAAAAGTCATTCAGCCCCAAGACAAGGGGTAGAGCATCCGTTATGGCATCCAGAAATTCTATGGCTCGTAGAACAATGCCTACTATGGGTCGCAGACCTGTAACAGCGTCTACATCTATTACAGCAGGCGTTAATTCCCGTCAGGCACAGCGCACATCTATAAATTCAAAGCTCAATGCTAACCTCGCAAAGCTCAACCCTGCTCAGAGAGTATTCGCTTCACAGCTCATCACTAACAGCCGCAAGCGTACCTCTATTATGGGTGCTACAAACACAAGCAACATCGCTGCAAGACCTGACTTCCTCGAACTTCTCCCTATGTTCGTACAGAAGCTTCTTCTTGTAGATGTATGCGGTTCTGTAGCTATGAAGTCCAGACAGCAGCTTATTCCTTACTTCAAGTTCGTTGCTGAGAATACAAAGGGCGAGACTAAGAGAGGCGACATCCTTTCTTCACCTTTCGTAAACAGACAGGGTATTGACCCCAACTTCACAGGCAGAGTAATCAAGAATGAGATCGTTGAGAATGCCGCAGGTACTTTCACCACAGGTAATCTTGCATACATCCCTGTTCTCCCCGGCTCTGTTACAGTTGTAACATCTATCAGTGGCACAGCTACTTCCTATGTAGATGACGGTTCTGGTAATATCCTCGATGCTTCCGGTGCAGCCGCAGGTACTATTGCTTATGCAACAGGTACTATCACATTCAGCTCCGGTAAGACTCTTACAGCTGGTGATACAGTTTCAGCTACATATCAGTATGACAATGAGACAGTTGGCCCCGATGAGGATGGCAAGTACGGTGCTCAGATGGGTAAGGGTATGCTTGTTCTTGATGAGATCAATATGATTGCTGAGGCACACGAACTCGCTTGCTACTGGTCTATCTACAGCGCATTCGCAGCACAGCAGGAATACGGTGCATCTGTTGCTGATATGAGCAAGGAGGCTGCTTTCGGTGAGCTTACTGCTGAAATCAACTCTTTCGGTTTCGCTGAACTCGCTAAGGCTGCAAGCTACAATCCTCAGTACAACTGGGATGCTGCTCCTATCGCTACAAGCGTAGTTCCTACAGACTACCTTGAGATGTTTGAGCTCAAGCTTGATCAGGCTGCCGCTTCTATCTATCAGACTACAAGACTCACTCAGCCCAACTACGTAATTATGGGTACTAACGTTGCTTCTTACATCAAGAAGATGAAGAACTTCTCTGCTGCAAATACCGATGACTCCGTAGGTCCTTACAAGCTCGGTACTCTCAGCAAGTATGACCTCTATGTAGACCCCAACTACGATCCTAACAAGTGGGTTATGGGTTGCAAGAGCAACGATATTCGTAGAAACTCTGCCCTCTGGGGTGAATACCTTCCTTTCACAGAAACAGCACCGATTTCACTGGCGGATATGAGCGTTCAGAGTGGATATGCGACGATGTTTGCATTTAAGGTGGTAAATCCCGCAACTCTCGTTTCCGGTAAGATTGTCGGCACATTCTAATCTCAGTTTTTAACTGAAATCTGACCTCAATTTGGATAAAACTATCACACCCCATAGGAGATATCCTATGGGGTTTCTCATTTTTGTGTTTTATCAATCGTTATAGTATGTAGGGGGTGAGTACCGTATGAGTAAAAGTCATTATCCGAAGGATCTAATGATACCGTGTGTCATTTGTGGTGATATGTTTCACCCAAGGAATAGTTTACAGAAAGCTTGTCAGCAAACTAAGGTGCATCCGTGTCCGATTTGCGGTAAGCCATATACATATTATTGCAATGTTAAAAAGATGATACAAACGTGCAGTTCTGAATGTCAAAATGCTATGATTAAACAAAACCGCGAAGCTACAGCATCAGAATTGACTAAGGTGTGCAAATGGTGTGGTGAAGAATTTCATCCTCGGTACGTTATGCAAGTGTATTGTGATAATACACATTATAATACTTGCGTGGTATGCGGAAAAGAATTTGAGCTGGATGTGAAGCGTTCTGACATAACTCAAACTTGTTCTGATGAATGTAGATATTCTTTGTCTATACAGAATCGAGATATAGAATCTATGGTGCGACACCAAAAGGAAACTCTGCATAGAGTTTACGGTGTAGATAGTATTATGCAAATTCCCGGTGTTAAAGAGAAAATAATGGCTACATCAAGAGAACGCTATGGTAAAGATTGGTATACACAGACTGATGAGCATAAAGAACGTGTCAAGAAAACAGATTTAGAGATTTATGGTGTGAAACATCACTTGTCTAATCCTGATGTTATAGCAAAGCGTTGTGCTACTAATTTAGAGAGATATGGTGCTGAGAATGTACTTGCAAGTGATTATGGTAAGCATAAGATACGTGAACACTTTGAAACAGAATACAATGCTATAAATCCTTCTCAGGTCAAGGAGTTTAAGGCTAAAGCTACGAAGAACGCAAGACGGTCTAAGTTGGAGCTGCGCATATGTGATTTATTCAGTGAGTATCATATAGATTATCAGCACCATTACTTTTATAAGGCAAATGGTTTTTCTCACGAGTTTGACTTTTATTTGCCTAAATATAAAATACTGATAGATGCGGACGGTCTGTATTATCACGGATATCTTAATGACCCTGATGGTGTGCGTGTTCGTGATGATTATGACGTTGTGAGGTTGAGCCTTATCCCTAAAGACCATATGTTTTTTGTGATTGTAGAGAATCACGAAGCGGAGCAGGTCAAGGAGATAGTGGATATATTGTCTGCTATTGATTCCGGTGCATTTGATTATGAGCAATGGCTATATGGTTGGTGTCACTCAATAGATTTTCCATATCCTCAGTATAGTGATAAGCGATTGCAGAAAGATTGGAAATATCTAAAAAATTGGAACGGTAGAGAGTACAATCCAAAGTGTAGGCTTGGTGAATCGCTTATAAAGCAGTTTCACAAGTCACGGTATAATTCGCTTTATGATTGTTGGAATAATAATTCATTGCTGATGAAGATGATACAGGATAGGTGTTTATATAAGAATACGGTGGATTCATCTAAGATTTTAGTTGGATTGGAATTATCCGATATATGCCGATGCGATTCAATTTTTAATCCTGTGTTAGCTAAGTATCTTGTGAATAAATACTTATCGAAATATGCGACAGTGTTTGATCCGCTTATGGAATATTCCGGCACTTTACTCGGTACGGTTGCTTCCGGTAAGTTTTTTAGAGGTAGAAGTAATGATGCTGAGATTATCACTGAGAGTAGAATTATGATAGACTACCTAAAAACGGATTCTGCATATGTGTGGCTTAGTGATTTTCAAGAAGAAGAGGGATTCTATGATAGCTTATTTACAGTCATACCTGATGGACGAAGTGATTTGATATCTACTTGTTTACGTAAGTTCAAGTGTTACCGATACGTGTTTGTAGTGCGTGGTGATAACCCTTATACATCTAATATAGCTGAGGTTATTCCGGGTGGGTCGCATTTAGTTCCGTATGAGTACAATGTTGTAGTTGTAGATAGGTAGTATCATAAAATAGGCTCTGCGGAATAATATTTTGCAGAGCTTTTTGTTATAAATAAAACTAACCTTATATATAAGAGATAGTGGCAAAAGCGTGAGAAACTTTTGCTTTAATTGAGGTTTTTATATAATCCACAAACCACAAAATCAAATAAGGAGGTATGCAGTATGGCATACAGTGTTACTATCGTGTACGCTGGTGTACAGGCACCTGCGGCAATTCCTTTCGTATCTCCTATCTGCGCTGTTTATGAACCCACAAATTCTTACGTTGATACCGTAGGCTACGAGGGTACAGTATATGATATGAATACAAAGGGCTTTGGTTCTGTAAATGTTATGGATCCTTATGCTGACACATCATTCCCGTTCCCTGTACCGCTTGCACAGTTCAAGCTTGCAGTTGTAGGTACAGATGTGCTTGACGGTGATAATAAGCCTACAGGTGCAAAGTCTGTTACATTTGAGGTTGCTAACTATATGGAGGCATTCTGGTATATGGAAGCAGGCAAGGCACTTGCAGATCAGGGATTTACTGTTACAGTAACTAAGGGTCAGTAAGATCACGGCGAAAAAGTCTTTTAGTTAGGGGGTTCGGTTGATACTATGACAATGAATGAAATCGTTGAGCAAATAGACTTCCAGCTCGGACTCCCAACTAACAAGAACGTGGAGCAGGTAGATGTCGAGCAGGCAGTTAATATTGCTTTCAGAGAATTGAAGCGGTATATGAATACTCCGGTCAATAAGACAGTGCCTTATGCTCCAAGAATTGACTTAAAGAAAGTCGGAATTGATACCGTTAAGGTATTAAATGTGCAGGCATCACAGCCACGGATAGGGTTGAACCTTACATCCATAGAGTCCGGTAACGTTTTTCAGGTTGCGGCAGCGGTCAATGTTTCAAGTGGATTCGGACAAGGAAGTATCTTGAATCTTGACCCGATAATGACACAGATTGCATACTCACAGGTGAGAAATTCATTGGCGACAGATTTTCAGTGGCAGTATGACTTACCTAACCAGTGTGTATATTGTACGCATAAGGCACCAATACCTGCCACCGTTACCGTTCGTTATGTCCCGGTACTCCACGATGTATCAGAGATTACTAACAATACGTGGATAGATTACCTTATCCGATTGGCTGTTGCTTATACTAAAGTGGCTTTGGGTAGATCCCGAAGCAAATACAGAATCGAAGGTTCTAATGTTACCCTTGATGGTGAGATCCTTCTTCAAGAGGGTAATGCTGAACTTGAAATTATTCATAATGAGCTTAATGTGAAGAGCAGTAAGCTTGTAGTATTAACTTAAAAGGAGGATTACGCATATGAAGGTTATGAAGAACCGTAGAAGAGTTATGGCTGAGACTGAGATCGCTCCGGAAGCTGCCGAGCTTATGTTTGAAGTTGAGGATGTAGCTCAGGTTATCGCTGAGATCACAGGCGAGGATGTTGAGGTTACAGCTGACGAGAATGAAGTTACATTCGATGTTGATGGTGAGACATTCACTTGTACTGCTGAGGAGGACATCGAAGAGGTTGAGTCCTCTGTAAGAGCAAAGAAGTCTATGAAGCGTGTTGCTGCTAACAGAAACAGAAAGCCTATGGGTAAGACTGTTCGCAAGCTTCCTCGCAAGTAATCAGATATAACACAATTTGTATGAACGCAAAGCCCGGAGTTTCTATTCCGGGCTTATTTGCAAAGGAGAGATTTTTATGCCTAATGAAATCAAGGTGAGGATGCAGAAAGTAGTAGGGTCGAAGGATACGTCTATAACCCTTATGAATGTAATGTCGAATTTCAACCCGGCTGAATCCGCAGTTATACTGGATGATGTATTCAACAGTGATGAATTCATAATGCAGATACCGGAAGAGCCTACGGATTATGTAATTTCCGAAGGGCAGGATGGCTATACCGTGGAAGATTTCAATATGGGTGATGAATCTGAATACCTTGAATACTCATTGTCTGAGGTGCTTTGCGCTACAGTATCATTCTATATGAATATTCAGCTTTATGATTGGTCTGTTTCAAGAAGTGCAGAGCTTAAAGGTATAACCTCTAATATGTTGTGGAGAACACAAGACAACATTCGATTCTTTGGTGACTTATATGTTGAGCTCACGGATAGTATGTTTGACCCATTCAATTGTGATCGTGAAGTATTTTCTGAGCATAAAGATGTTACTCTTGGTAGTATAACCAAACAAGATGTTGCAGATTTAATCACTCAGTATGTTGAGGTGTTGGAGTTCTATTGTCCTAATTTCCCATTGGATGTGCAGAGTTCGGTATACTCAATTATTCGTGAGTATAAGCATATTGCCGGGTACGAATTAAAAATGCAATAATGTCAATCGTTATAGTATATAGAAGAACAACCTAATTCTATTCTTGAAAGTGAGGTTATCTATATGACTGTAACGTTAAATTCTGCAAAATCCCACGAACTTATAGGTACTGAAGTAATATACAACTATATGACCGGAGGTCACGCAGTTGTTACACTTCAGTCGGACGTATCCGGTGTATATCATACCTACAACTTCAGGAAACCCGATGGTCAGGATAAAAATAATGATACAATGTTTATCTTTACGCTGGTATCCGGTAGCGAGTGGGTATATGTCGGTATGTATAAGAACCGGGATTTCCACTTTACTGCAAAGTCAAAGTTTAAGGCTGATTCTGCAATAGTTAAGGGTGTAGCATTCATCATAAGGCTTATGCTTCAAGATGGGTTTAGCAACCCAAATATGCATTTATATCACGAAGGTATATGCAGCAGATGTGGCAGACCGTTGACTAACCC